CCACGCCAGCGCGACGCAAAGCATGCTCGAGCACTTTGGCCGTGCTTATGATCGTTTGCCCAATAGTGCCCGACGTAGCCATCTATGCTCCTCAAGTTAAGCAATTATAGCCCGAAGCGGCATGCGCTGTAAACCAGTTTTAGCTGGCCTAGTTATACAAAAAGTTCAGTGTAGCTGCACCGCCAATTACAATGTAGATGCCTTTGGCGGTACGTACGGCAATGGAGCTGAAGTTGAACGAGGTGCCTGCAACCAAAGCCACCGGTCCCATGATAACGTTGCCAACTGCACCAGCATTGTCATCATAAATAGTGATGGTTCCTGCTGCTGACGTAAGGCAAATCCAGCCGTAAACTTCACCACCGATCGGTTTTACTACACCACTTGCGACCATTGGCTTGTATGATACCGGTAAACCTTCCATGATTCTCTCCTTGAAGAAGGGGCCGAAGCCCCGTTCTTTTAGTTCAACCGAATTGCGTAGCGGACGTTAACCTTGGTTGTTCCGACTGAGGTCGGTGTAGTCAAAGTTAGCCGCAGGTTGATGGGGGTATCGGACTGCCCAGAAATATGCGGCAACGCCTGCTGCGCTAGCACCTGGGGCCCAGTCAACACCGGCGTTACTCGACCTGCTGCCAGCACGTTAGTAGCTGAAAACAAGTCTGTACCGCCTACCGTAGTACCGCCAGAAAGCGTCGCAGTAGCTGAAGTGTGCAGTGCCGTTGTGTCAAGATTCCAGTCAAGAATCTGGGCACCGTCCGGCAAATACGCGGTGGTGTCGGCAGTAGCAAGGCCACCAGCCTGAATGTTGATGGTTTGTGAAAAGGTAACAAGACCAACGTCTCGCGACGGTGTTGGTGTTGAGCCACCTGTGTGAGCGCCTTGCATGTATGTTCCCATACTTTTCTCCTTAAAGGTTAGGGTGTCGTGAAGACCGCCCGTATGGTTTAGACGCCGGCGTTACCGTAGGCACCGCGCCAATCAGTCCAGCCTGAGCCGAAGCGCATGGTGGACTTGTAGCGAATGCTGTCGGTTTCGAAGTCGCCTTCCATAGCCTTTTTCAGCTTGCGACGCCAGAGAACCTTGAGGCCGTCTTGTGCGTTGGTTTGCACAAACCAAGCCGGCGCCGAAGTGAGACGTGACAGGTCAGTCACCTTCGAAACCAAGCCAGTGGACTTGATGGGGTTCATGTCGTTGTTGTTGGTGCCAGCTCGCAGAACAGAGTTCAGCAGCACTTCGGCAACCAGCATATTGGACGGGTGAACGATTAGCTGCTTCGGCATGACACGAATCGCTTTACCACGCGAGTCTTTTGCCTGGCGAATCTGAATGAGTGCCTGTTCCAACGACGTCTGCGACAGAGCAGCCGAGGAGAGCAGATTCGACTGCACGCCACCGATAACCGGGTGACTCGCCGAGAAGAGCTCAACACCATCACCACCCTTGTACGAGCTGTTGAAAGCACGATTCAGGTGGTTGCAGGTGACTGTTTCGATGGATTCAGTCATAGACTGCGCCAAGTGCTTGGAGAACTTGGTGCCGACGGAGATATGCTCACCATCTTCAACCAGCACTTGAGTCAGCGCGAACGCCAGGCCATACACGTCATACGTGTAGCGCTTGACGTACAGTTGGCCGCCTTCGTCGTAGGTAACCGCTTGGCCATCCGGCAGGATGGGTGCGGCGCCGAGGCCGTACAGCACGACTTCTTCATGATACGAGCGCGCGGTGCCAGTCTCTTCCGAGAACACCGCCTTGTACTCATCCGCACGTTGATCGTAAACCCCGTCAAAAGACGAGTTGAGGATCGGTTCCACAATGGAGCGGAACTGGGTGTTACGCATAATTGCACCAGCCATGTCAAGCTCCTTGTTAGATTGCGGTCTTCACGGCGATGTACTGATGCCGTGCGATCTGCAGAAGTGCGGTTGGGAAGGGGTTCAGAGTGGCATCGTAGACGCCGTCCGGACCGAAGCCGATGATACGGAATTGGCCTTGAACGCCAGCGCCCTTGAGCGTCGCATTCAGTGCCTGAGTCGATTGACCCGTGATGGCGTTCGGAGTGCCAGCGACCAGGTCAACCTGATCACCGAGAGCCGCTTGCGCATCACCCGTTGCCGTGGCCGCGAACTGAGCTTCAAAGACATTCAAAGCATCATCGTAGACGTAGCAGTAGATGTTGGTGCAACCCAACGTGCCGGGCCAGTTTTTGCTGGTGGTAGGCTTGCCCGTTGCGTCGATGTACTCGCAGCCATCAAACGTGCCGAGAATGTCAGCAGCGGCAGCGCCGACGGTAATGGTGCCGTTGGTGTTCAAGATCACAGCGTCGCCGAAACCGATTGCGGTGGCGTACGTTGGATCAATGGAGTAGCGGTTTGCACGCGTCTGCCCGGTCGGGTGATAGCGGCACGTGAAACCCATGGGAGATGCAGTAAGACTCATGGCCTATTCCTCAAGAGAAGTGTGGTGTTCTAACGCGCCGCGCCAGGGACTCGAAACCTTCCATAGCCCCCAGATCAGCACCGTCGCTGTCTTCGCCTTCAGGTTTTGCGTTTGCTTTGAGCAATTCTTCTTCGGACATTGGAAGTTCATGATGTAAGTACAACATGATGTCTTGGTAGAGCTCTTCCTCAATCTTAAACAGAAGCATCTCATTGCATGACACAACACCTTCAAACTCGCCCTCGGTAACAGCTGCCATGGTGAAACCAGCGAGATCGTTGACCTTCACCGGCCGGTAGCCCTTCTGCATCCGCTTGTAGATCGGATCAGACGAGTTCGTGGTCGATAGCCAACAAAAATGCCAACCAGGCACTTTGGGCGGTGTCGGCAGAATGTCCTGAGTCCATTCAGAGCGCATCAACTTGCGACGCTCTTCGATGGTAAGGGCAGTGCCGTCTTTGTTGACTCGTTCTGAGTCGGCGGAGCTTCTGTCATCATGAGTGGTAGTTTTAGCCAGACGACTATCGTCGCCTACTTGCCCACTTGCCGTCTTCACTTCAGCCATTATCTAGCTCCTTCTTCATTCGCAATGTTACGATCATAGTCCCTATACTGCTTGATCATCTTGTTCCGTTCAGCAGGGTCTTCCCACTTACCAGCTTCTTTGAGCGCTTTAACGCGCTCTGCTGACAGTCGAAAAACAGAACTGGTGGACTTTGAGGATGATGCCTCGCGGCCAGAACCGGCTACAATTGTTTTTTGCTTAGCAGTTATTGTAGCACGATTTACGCGGTGAGGTAAATACTTTTTAACTCTTTTTTCGAGCTCCGTCCAGTACTCACTGGTGGTAGGGTTGAAGCCCTCATCGGCAAGCGTCTGGTCGATGGTGAGAACTACACGGGAGTCACTGTCACCGCCACTTGGGTTGTACCAGGTGTGACTTTCGGCCCATGCTTTTGCGCTGGTAAGCACGCGCTGGTCCAGTGGCTGCGGCCGCTGTTTGTTTTGCTTGTAGTTCTTTTCGATGGTGTCAATATCGGTGATGCGCTTGCTGGCTAGCATCATCTTCTCAGTGGCGTCGGCAATCAGCGTTCCGTTGTTTGACTCCGCACCAATGCGAATTTGGTCCTTGAAGTGCTTGTGGACGCGAATAGCCTCCTCCTTGGCGGCTTGTAGTTGTGCCAGCTCAGAGCCTGTGTTGCGACGGTCAATGATGTCTAGCCGCTGACGCATTTCATCCAGCTGCGCTTTACTGGAACTCAACTCACGGCGCAGTGTCTCTTCGCGTTCACGGGCTCGCTCCTTGCGATCCTGGCGCTCCTTGCGGCGACGCTCACGGATGGACTGACGCTCGTCGTCTGTATCACCGTCTTCGTCCGCTTTTGCTACCGCGTCGTTTTCGTCGTCGTCATGCGCGTCTTCGTCGTGTTCACCGTCGCCGTCAGAGCTCGTTGAGTCGTTGTCAGCTAGCTCGTCAGCCTCGTCAGTGTCGTCAATGTGTTTTTTTCCAGACGTATCTTCGTCGTCATCTTCGAGTTCTACCTCGATAAAGTCGTCTTTTGCCATCATTTCACCTCATCCAGGTCTTCAAACGCTTCGGGATCAACCTTAGCAATCAGCTCGTGGTCGGAGAAGATGCAAAAAACAGCCGAGTCGTCAGACCCTGGAATTTTGCGCTCAAACCTATCGCCGCCCCACTTTGGAATGCGAACGTAGTCACCAGGTACAGCCCAAACGCCTTCGCGCCAAAGCATGCCTGTATCTCGATTGCGGAACGCCAAAGGACCGAGCTGGTATATTTTACCCAACTGCGTATTGGCTTTGTTGAAATCGCGAGTATCCTCAACGATAATGAGACCACCTTGGGTCTTCTCGCGTACTGTGCGCAATTGCACAATGACGCGTGCACCTAGCGGCGCTACTCCAGCTACAACCGATGGAAAAGCGGTTGCAAGCTCACTTGCTCCTATACCCATGCTAACTCTCCTTCAGAGTTTACCTACGTTGAAAAATCACTCATCTTCGGGCATAGCCCTTAGCAAGCTAAGCGCCAGTTGCAGGCCGTGTAGCTTACCTTGTACTTTTGAGAAATCAGACTTTTTTGCGAAGTCTTTCTCGGCCAGTATGTTCATGCAAGTGCTTATCTCTTGCGAGACCTGCTTAACATACTGGTCTATAAACTTGTCAAGCAGCATTACTTCTTCACTGCACCGGCTGGAGCTGGATCAACCTTCTTGTCCGCGTCAGCAGGTTTAACCGGCTCGGACTTCTTAGAGGTGTCCGCGGCTGCAACTGGTTTTGCGACCTTAACCACAGAACAGCGTTCGCGTACCTCATCAGAGCAGGCACTAAACAACTGCTCAAATAACTGGTCGGCGGAGCCGTGGTGCTGGACGTGCTCAGTAGAACCGTCCGCGTAAGTTACATTGTACTTGGCCATTAGCACCTACCTCCTTTCTTCAAACCCTTTTTCTTGAGTTCAGCGGCGATCAGTTTCTTATCGGCCACTACATCATCGTGTTTGGCAATCATTCCGCCCTTTTTGAAAGCTTTTTGCCTAGGTTGAACTTGCTTGCTCAAAATTTTCGCCAGAGTACCCATTGTGTATCTCCTAATAATTGTTCATACGAAAACTCAAATATACCGTGTAACGGCGCCGATGTAACCCAGTATTAAATGGCTGCTATTTAGGACACAGATTGGGGTCGTGAGCCCAATTGTAAAGTAAGGCGTAGTCCGTACTTAAGGAGTCAGCGTCGAAGACGAGGGATCGAAGCTTTCTTGCAATCTCGTCTGGAATTTGTACTTCAGTGGTAGTTGTGTCGCCGGAGGTACTGGCGCCGGGGCTGTTGGTGTTTGTACCACAGTTCCTAGGTCCTGAGGCTTGGGCGGTGTGGAACCGCAGGACAGTAGCGTCATACTTAGCACGAAGATCAGTATTGGTTTTAGCATCAGTTTGCCTTTCCTTTTCACGTTGGTTGTCGGATAAAGCACGGTCAGCGGCTTGTTGGATGATTATGGCTTGAGCGTTCCGGTAGATCGCATCCGCGATTTTCTTGTTCTCAGCTGTCTTGGCATTGATCTGGTCGAACTGCTTTTGATCTTTGACCTGTTGGCCTAGTGTTCCAACGTGATCACCATACATGAAACTACTACCACCTACTCCAAAGAAGGCTAGCACCAGCGCAAGTATTACCCAAGGGTTCATCATTTGATAATGTCCTTATATGTCTCGAAAGCCCATTTCGCGTAGAATGAGGCAAGGACTTGAACGGCAGCGATCACCAAGGCGACATCCGCCCCAGTCGGGTTGAAGAAACTTACATTCCTCATTTCTCCTCAACTCCTTTTGCCTCAGTACTGGTGGAGGTACTTTCTCTTCGGTAGGTGGTGGTTCGTTGCTCAACATCAGGGGCACCTGTTTTCATGGCTAGAAACTTCTTCAATAGTTCAGGGGCAGTAAAAGCGATAACGAAGATGGTCAGAACTGTCCAGTCTTTTAGAATGGTTTCGGCGTGCTGGTAGAACACCCATAGTAGGAATGACTTGAAGATGATCGAAAACACCTTTTCCTCCATGACTTTCCCATGGGTATCTCGGACCACATCATTCAGGTCTCTCCGAATTCCGGTGGTCCTCTGATCGGTCATGCTAAACTACCACCAGCCGCCAAATATGCGTTCTGTAGGTCAGCTAGCTTATTCTCATGTTGACCATAACCAGCTCCAGGAAGCGAAGCCCAGATATGAGCGCATAGGCTCACGGCCCGAGTAAAGTTGCCCGCCTCGATGTCAGGAATGGCCTTACACTCCTTGATTTGCTGGAGGGCAATGGCATCTTGTGAATCTGGGGAGAAGTCGGGTAACTTCAATGCTTTCTTATAAAAGTCATAATTACGCGCCAATTGCTGATAACGCCCGGCGGCGCTAGAGGTTAAGTGTGGGTTGATTGCAACAAATTTACGAGGATGATCCGAGTAATCATCAAACAAGTCTGGATGCGATGGCGTACTTCCGACAATTACATTGTACCCATTATCGGAAACGGCCAGGAGTGCGGGGCCAAGTTCACTATGGGTTATCATGTCCAAGAAAGCGCGTTGATTTACAGTAATCATGGAACCTCCTTCATATTATGTTGAATACGACTAAGTTCAGTGAGTTTGTCAAGTTGCCCGCTCAGTTTATCAATCTCGATATCCCGATGATTGTCCTGATTAGCTGATACGGCCAGGTGAGTAGTGATGATGGCGTTAGTCTCAAGCAACTTTGTTCCAGCCCAAGTTCCCAGTGCTAACACCAAAGTACAGAGTCCACTGGCAATCCATGGAGCGATGCGATTGACTACCCCCCAGGCTCCTTTGTCTCCACTCCATTTAGTGATAGCCACTTCCTTGAAAGCTTTGAACTCCTCAATGTGAGCTTGTAGAGCCGCATTACCATTAAGAGTCATCTGATTATTGATCTGCCCAGTGGTTATGGCAGTTTGTACTCCATCGGCGAGTCGCTGCAGTAATAGCAGCATCTCCCGTTGTTCACGGTCATCGGCAACTTTTAACATATCTTGGATGTCCTGAGCAGTTCGGTCTTCCGACCTACGATGTTGATCTTTTTCATCAACCATTACTTATGTCCTCACTAGCTGTATTGACCCCAAGATGCGCTAATAGTTGCTGGAATTGCCCCATCAGCTGTTGTAATTCTGGTGAAGTTTGTCCCGACTGCTTCAGTTGCTCCACCTGAATGGCGGTAGCATTATCATCGCGGTTCTTAAGCAACTCCGTGATTTGCTTTTGTTCATTGTCCAGTTTATTTGACAGTAGCTCCAGTTGTGCGCGTGTACGCTGGTCTGACTCCTCGAGCTTAAGCCGCTGGGACTCCATAAACTGCTCAAATTGCGTTTGTTGCTGGTCAACAGTAAACTGAGCACCTGCAAGTTCCTGCCTGCCTTGTTGTTCTACAGACTTGGCCTCAAGGGTCGCTTTGTCGTACGCTGTCTTGCGATCAATGTCCATCTTGGCAATTTGAATGCTAGCCTGTACTTCTGGCGGCATTGGCGTCGGTGGTATCTTGGACTGAAGCACTTGCTGAATTTCTGAGACGCGTTGTAGTACTGGGTCTAATTGGGCAGTGAGCCGCTGCGCAGTTTGCTCAATGGCTGTGGACACTGCGACGTCTTGCGAAATGCCTATGTACTGCTGTGATATACCCTGCGCCGCTTGCGTAATAGTGGCTTGCTCGTAGAGCATGATATGCTGTTGCACATGACTCAAAATCTGGGATAATGCCTGTGGTTGCACAAGTGGGTTATTCAACACCGTTGGGCTAGACAGGTACAACAAATGCCCTTTAAGGTGCGCCATATGGTCTTGCTGCGGAGTAGCTAATATAGGCCTGCCTGATAGGGCTGCTACCATTTCAGACATTGGGTCTGATGTCAACGGCTTTGTCGGTAGCGGCAAAATCTCATCGATGTTGTCAATGCGCATCTGCTTCAAAGCGCGGCGGCGTATTGCTATTTTGTTCCATGGTACAGACGGGTCTTGTGCGTCTTGTGCCTGCATCTGCATCAATGACTGATTCTGAGCGTACCGTTGAGCTTCAGAGAAGATGGCTGGGTCTGATACTGGGATCACGTCAAGTGAACCAACGAAGTCATCCCGACGAATAATCAACTTGCCTAGGTCTTCAATCTCAGACTCATCATCAAGCCATGTACCATTGATGCGGCATAGAATCTGCAGTGCACGCTTTTGGCTTTCATGCAAACGTGCATGTATGGCTGAGTAGATCGTGCTGCCTTGCTCTATCATTGCTTGCGTAGTGCCAACCGGTGTACGATCGCCAGCATTGGCAATTGCAGACTCAGCAGTACGCACCACGCCCTTGGCGGCGTCTGTCAACCAACCGAGAAGCTGAAATAAAATAGGGCTGGGTGGGTTGAACGGCATGGCCATCAGCAACTTGCGAATGTCGTCAATGCCTACTGGACCTGATATTTCAGATATACCTGTTGCAGCAACCTCAATGTTCTTGTTATTTACATCATTGCCCTTAAGCTTGATAAGCCCAGGCAAGTTGTTGATATGCGCAGAATCGAGTAATGCGCGCAATGAGCCTGTGGCCGCAGCGCTCAGCGAGCCAATCAGTTGCGGGAAGCCAATAGCATATGCACCGCGCCAAGGAATGAATTTCCACTCGACCATCCAGTCAAGTTTCTCAAGTGACTCGTCGCCCTCCTCCCAGTTACGGTAGATGGCTAGTACTTTCTCGGTGTAGGCGTCAACTGTGATGATGTACGGTGCAATATCGCCAGCCACGTCATCATGCAGCTCTTCCCAGACGTAGATTTCGTAGATGTCACGCAGGCCATCTTCATTGTAGGCGTCTTCCTCTTTGCCCTCAATCTTCTCATTGGCCTCTGCTGAGTCTGTCTTATCGGGTGTAAGGCCAGTTGTATCAGAGACGCCTTGTACGTGGCGGTACAGTCCTGACTTGACACGCTGGTCAAACTCAAACTTGGTTACATGCTGGACATGCGTGACACGTTGCGTAGTGTAGAACGACTTTGCTGCATAAGGGAGCAGAATGTCGTCAATCGGGACGAATTCGCTGACTGGACGGGCGAAACGATCGTCATACCAGAATTTTTGGAATTGTGAGCCGCCGAGGGGCAGTTGAGTCAGGAGCTGCTCAAGCTCAGACCTGTACTCAGGCATCTGCGTAGTGAGCTGCCAGTTCATGAACGTGCGCTTACGCTCAGCGCGGTCAAGCTGCTCCTCGGTTACACTGCCAATTGTAGAGGTTTTTACCGGACCTTGTGGTGGGAAGAGCTCTTTGATAGCTCTGGCAGCGAAGTCGACGCATGCTTCAGCCAAAACTGGGTGAACTACGTCGGAAGCACCTTCGAAATCCGCTCCACCTGGCGCGTCATCGCCCATACCAGTGCGCCGCAGGCCATCTTCATACTGCTTATCACGCTTCTTGCGGGCTTCGCGGTCACGCTCGACAGCCTCAACGAGGTCCATACCAAGAACGTCGAGCTCTTTTTCGCCAAGAAACTCGGCCAAATTCTCTTGAAAGTCCTCGCTTGGCTCTTTTTCAGCGGGCTCAAGGTCATGGATGTCGACGCTGCCGTCATCGTTCTCAATAATGCCTTCTTGAGGCAAATCTTGGTCAGTGATTGGGTCCATTTGTGGGATTTTCCTTAGCAGTGTCTATTATACGGCGATTTTCGGTAATGTAACCTCAATTATAACCATAAAGAGCCAGTACATCGTTGCTTACTAGGCCACCTTTGGCAAACCCCTGTCCTTGCATGTCTAGGAGTTGCTCGTACTCGCCGTCAGTGACGTACTTATCGCCTGCTTTACGTAGGCCTGAGTTCTGTAAGTCACCCACATCACTCCACCGCCCGTTCTTAACAAAGTCCTGGACATACGGAAGGTAGTCGTCGTGTGGCTTGGCGTTGCCTTTGCCTTTGATCTGAACGATACGATTACCTGAGTGGGGAGCTTCATTGATGTAGTCCTCCATAGCTACATCCCAGGCCCCTTTTCCATACTCATTCTCATGCTGTTTAGCACGATCCTTAATCCATTTGGCTGCAAGAGGATCATCAGGGTCTACCGGGTTACCTTTTCCAGTCTCAATCGTCACGTGAGGTTGACCCGTCGAGTCGCGCAGACTGAAGATGTTGGACCTACCACTCGCCA